AACATCTTTATTAACAATAAGAGATTCCAATAGTTTATCTATTGCAACCCCCTGTTTAATGAGATTTGCAGAAGTAAGAATATCTTCTTCTTTTGCTGTCATATATTTTACTTCTATTTTGCCGCTAGACAATAAACTGTCTTCTGGATAAAAATATCCCTTAGAAGGCAGACTAACAATTTCCGATGGAAATTTGCTTTCAGCCATAATTAACTCCTTATATTAAGTATATTTTTGACTATAAAGATTAATAACCTTTTTTATAAGTATAACTTTTTAATCTTTATTAAATTATTTTGAAGGTGCGAATTTCTCTTTAATTGGTTTCAAAATCATATCAAACACGATATCGTCATATTTGGTCGGCGTAAGCTTCACGATTTTTTCTGCTGCGTAGATCGCGACCAGAACATATTCCCAATTTGCTGCTATCCATTCACTCATTATTATTCTCCGTTTTAATCAAAATTGTAAAATCGCGTAATCATATCTAAGTGTTAAAGTAACTTCTGCTGGGTCATTTGAAGCCCAATCTAAATCATTAAAGTTTGCTGTTTGTATAAAAGCACCCTTCAGAGTCCATTCCTCTACTTTATCTCCAACAGGACCTAACACATTCAATGTTAAATCTTTCTTATAAAAATCTGAGTATCCATCTCTACCAGTTACCGATTCATGTGATAACCTAACCCATTCCATAACTGCTTGTGCAGCTGATGGTACGATAGGATCATATAAAGTAACTTCAAGTTGTTCCCAAGCACCCTTTCCCTTAACATATCTTTTTACGTTAATATGATTAAGTTCTATCTCTTCAAATGCAATACTTGGTCTGTTAGCAGTCTTTACAAGATATGCTGGTATACCTTCGATGTACATAATGTACCGATTTTTAGTCTTCGGTTCGAAGGGTGTAAACATAATCTCAGAAGGATCGAGTAATTCTGGCATTCTATTTCTCCAAATTTTTTTAGATTCAATTCACTTCATATATAAATATAAACAATTCAAAAAATCATCCAAACTGAATTTATTAATTCTTCTAAGTTTTTTTGAAGTTTTTTAGATCAATAAAAAACCCCATAAAAAATGGGGCTTTTTATCTCTATAAAATAGATTATTCTGGGAATGTAGCACCCGTTGCCATTACAACAAAGTCAAGAACTATAAATTCTGCAGTTCTTGTAGGTTGTATAAATATTTGGCCAACTAATTGATTTCTGTCTACAACATCTGGTGTGTTGTTAGAATCATCCATCACTACTTTAAATGCACTCAAACCACTATTTGCCTGTACAGATTCTAAGAACGGATTGACGATATTCAAGAAACGATTTCTTGTTGCCGCCGTATTCTGTTCAAATACCAAGTACCTGCTTGAAGAAGCAATAAATTTCTTCAACCTAATCAACAATCTACGAACATTCACACGATCAAGAGCAGATGGTTTACTTTGTAGAGTCTTCTGACCCCAAACAACCACACCCTGACCTGGGAATGATGCAATAGGATTAACTCTACCTTCGTAAAGTTCATCTCTTTCAGCATGAGTTAATCTGGTTTTTGCTTCTAATACAGTTGTTAAACCACCACGATTCAATCCAGCTGGAGCGAACCATTCATGTGCAACTTGATCTGTATATGCTATTACACCAGGCAATACAACTGATGGTGGGACCCAAACGGGTAAGTTATTTCCATCATCAAGAATCTTAACCCAAGGATAATAAGTTGCTGCGTAATTAGTATCTAATGAACTAATATCACTTGCTGCATTAGTTACCGAACGACCCCATCTTGAACCATCCATTACATAAAAACAATCACCTCTATCTTCTGATTTTTCAATAGCGTGATTTGTTACTTTTGGATGATACTCATGAATAATTCCAGGTAATACTAACAAGTTAATATCAAATTCATCTGGATTACTTACAGCATTAATTGCCCGTTTATACGAAACAGTACCACTTGCAGCAGTACTTGAACAATCAAATCCCTGTGTGTTTGTTGCCGATATATCATTTGCTGTTGATTTAGCAGTTGCTGGATTCGTTCCATCAAATCCCCATTGGAAAGGAACAACAAATTTCCTCTGTCTAATATGTGAATTAGTAAGACTTAATTGTGTACTAGTACCTGCATAAGTACTGCCACCCAAATCCGTTGCATTGTCATTACCATACATATCTTCAAGACTCATTGAAATATTATTACCACTTCCTGCGTTATAAGGAATCGGTGCTAAATACTGTTGGTTATCATAAGCAGTAGAGCTAAAATTATATCCATAAAATACATTAGCATCAAAACTTCCCTGTGCGTTATTCTGCCGTCTTATAAAAGAAGCAGTTGGAACCTGTGAAGCAGTTCCAAGAATTGGATTAGTTACTTCTTCATGTCCCATTGGAACAACTGTTTTTGGGAAACTCTCAAGGTAATTAAAATCACCAACACGAATATGTTTACTCATATTGGGCCAATCACCTTTATATGTCAATTTACCATTGGAATCAATTTCAACAAATCTACTACCAATTTGTCTAGCAAAATAATTTGAACTTTCTGGATCGAAAGTTAAACTATCAAACTGTTCAACAACATTATCATTATCAAGTCCACCAGGATTATGCCTGCGAACCTGTAATGAAAAAGTACCATAATCTGAACCAGCAACAGCACTTGCAGCTTTCATATTTAAAATACACACTTTATAATTTCCATTCATATCAGAACCATGGGATCGAGTATAAACTCTAAATAAGTCATATCTACCACCACTTATTAACTGTGATTGAATATAAGGTGTTCTAGCTACTGAATAACTACTATTTCCTGTCCAAGAATTGGCGTTTCCATCTGCATCAAAGGTTTGTACACCTGATGTAAAATCAAATGTTCCATCTCCTATTGATACGGATGCTGACACCAGGGCTTGTCCACTATCTGAATTTGTATATACTTTATGAGAAGTATGTGATTTAAAATTCTTATAAAGATATACAGGTGCTGTAGTAGTCCCTGATTTTTGTACTTGCGAATCTGAACTCAATACTTTCTCTATATAATCCGCACTCGAAGTATCGAATGAAATTGTTTTTGAAAAAGCAGTTGTATTACTCCCACTTACAACAAGATCAAATGACTCCCAATCTCCGTTTGAACCGGAATCTGTAGCTGCTAAGTCATTAGTTGCTCCCCCACCTCTGGATGGAGCAAGCGTTGCAACAGTTTTTAGTCCTAAAGAACTAGATAACTGAAGATTGACATAATCTACTACATATCCACCAATACCAAGAACCCTAACAATAGTTACAGTTCCAGCACTTCTTAGATATTGTTGTACTGCGTAAGGAGTATAAAAGCTTTTTGAGGTAGATCCAAACATTTCTTCATACTCAGCAAAAGTTCTAACGATTGTAGGTGTAAAAGCAGGACCCTTTTCTGTGGGACCAACTATTGCTGCACCTATTTCTCCAATTGCTTGAGGAAGAAATGATAGGTCTCTTTCTCGGGTAAATACACCCGGCGAAACTATGCGTTCTGCCATTATCTTTCTCCTAATAAATTAATTTATATTACGATAAGTGTAAAACACTCATCTATAAGTATAAACGTTAAATGTCAAACGATATATTTAGGGAAATTTATTTATTATTCTGCAGATTCAGTAGGTTCTACTGGTGTGAATTCACCAGTTTGTGGATCTAAACTACCAGGTCCATATTTTCCATTAAGTTCATTAACCAACTGTTGTTCTTCCTGCTGAACATTTACATATTCCTGTTCAGTTTGCTTTTCTCTTTCTTCCAAAGCATCCATCTGTTGACTAAGAACTAATTTCTGAACCCGAAGTTGTCCAAACTCTACTTGCTTTTGCTGGTAAGAGTTCTGTAACTCTTGTAGTTTTGTCATTTCATCTTCTGAAAATTTGACAGTACTACTTTTTACTTCATCAGCCATAACATATTTCTCCTTTAAATAATGTACATTAAGTTATTAATATATATAACTGTAAAAAACTAAATTAAAGTTTTTTTTCAATCAACTTTAACTACTTGAAAATCTCTAGTATCATCTGCCGCTTGTAATTCATCTCTTTTAGTATTCGCTTCTGTTACATTATCATATTCAAATACTTCATCTGCAGAACCACTTTTAGCAACATAAATAGTTGAACGTGTTGCCCAAACAGGATCATGAGGTTGATCTGGTGCGAACATTTTCTTTACTACTTTATATGACGGCATTTAATATCTCCATTTATAATAAATATCATTAAATATATATTTCCTTCAAATAACCAACCTTTAAATCTGGTAATATAATTGGTCTTATATCTAATTTTTCCTTTACATCCAAACAAAATGTAGCATCCTCTGATACATTTTCATTATACTTTCCAATAGATACCACTTTATTCTTAAAGAATGGATATTCTAATTCTTTAAATATATCAGTAGATACTTTTGTAAATCCAAATCCACAATAATCCACTTCAAATGGTTTCTTTTTTTGTGCTATGTCCCCAGTATTCCAAAATTTCATTGTACCATTTGTTTTAAAATTATCTTCATCCCAATCTGCTATCATTGCAGTACCACTCAAATCTTTCACATACCAACCTGCACAAAATGGATGATCTTGTTTTAATAATGTATTCAATTGTTGATAGTTAAATTGTTGATCAGCACCTAACCAAACTAAATAATCTACTTTATCAATCAATTTATTAGGATTAGCAAATC